GCCATTAGTAGCAAACGACACACAAGGCGCAGTAACACGTAAGCGTCTTGAAGAGTGGGCAGCAAAAGAGGAGAAGGTAACTGTTGTTGCCGCAACCGACGCTGCTACCACACAGTCAGCAGCAACACTCGCTGGTGCAGCACAGGTTGTTTACACCATGACCCCAACAACGGGTCGTGCGTTGACAACACCAACTGGTGCAGAGTTGGGTGCAGCGTTTACAGACGAAGGAGTCGGTTCAAGTTTCCGATTCACCGTAGTAAACCTTGCTGGTGCAACACATGCAATTACATTGACAGCAGGTGCTTCGGGAGTGACCCTTGTGGGTTCAGCAACCGTTGCAGCAGCATCGTCAGCGTCGTTCGTTGCAGTTTTCACTGCAGCAAACACGGTATCAATCTACCGAGCATAAGTAATTGAATCTGGGGGGTGGGCAGAAACCCACTCCCCTATTTCAAAAGGAGCAATAATGCCTTACAAGTATTCAATTCTTTCTAGCCATGCGGATGCAACTCCTAAGGCTGGCACAAAGACTTCTACCTACCCGCCAACTAAGGGTGGTAAAAGCAAGAAGCAATCAAAATCAAAGAGTAAGTACTAGGAGAATAATCATGGCTATGAAGAAGAAAGCACCATCACGAAGCGGAGCATCAGACAAAGCAAAGAAAGCACAGTCAGAGCGAATGAAAGCACAGACACGTGCTAGTTGGCGCCAAGGTCAACCAGAACGTGGTAGTGAGGCTGCTTCTGCACGTTTGAGCGAATATGAACGCAAAAATCGTGGTGATGTTTATCAGGGAGAAGGTGGTTTTGGTTCAACTGGTTTGTCAAACAAGGCAGACCGTGAATACGCTGCATATATGCAAAAAAAATATGCAACTGCTTCACAACAGATGAAACAAGGTGTTACCAAGTCTGGTGGATATGCAAAAGATTATGCTCCACAAAGAGGAAAATTGCGTGGAGTAAAAAGCGCAAAGTTCAAGGGCGAACTCGCAGTTAAAAACACTGGTTCAATGACCCGTAACGCTCGTAACAAAAAGCGAAACGCAAAGTAAATAATTGACATTATCCCCACCGAAAGGTGGGGATATGTAACAAATTGGGGTAGTTGTATATGAAAAACGCCGTACCTGCCCAATCCTATTACGGAACGCCAGTATCTGGGTTCCGCCTAGCCCCGACAGCGGGAGCAAAGATTGCTCCTCCATCTGCGCCGTATGTTGGTCGCAACCGCTGTATAGCCAATGAGGACACATGTGAAGGTCCAAAGGCAAGGGGCACGGATTACTGCATCGGACACCTGAGGTCACAAGGGCAGGCTAAATGAGTATAAGTCTTGCAACATTACGTACCCAAGTTAGGAATATGGCTGACCTTGATGAAGTGGATTTGCCTGATTCTATTATTGACCAGTTTGCTCGTGAGGGGTTTCAACGAATCTACTCACTTGAGCGACGGTGGCCGTACCTTCAAGAGACTTACACCTTTGACACTGTAATTGGTCAACGTGAATACACAATCTCTACAATTGGTGACATTCGTGAGATTATCTCAGTTGTAGATTCGAGCACATCTGGTAATCGTCTGACTTTGATTGATTACAACCAAGCAGAGGATATTTGGCTTGGTAATACAGATGTTCCATCACGACCATACTTTTATTCATTTTGGGACAAGAAAATTCAGTTTTGGGCCAAGCCTGATGCCGTGTATCCGATAACCATTCGTGCTTTTAGGAATCCGGTTTACACATGGTTGACTAATACATCTGAGACGATTGACCTTGATGAATGGTTCCATGCTTTGTTGCCATATTTTGTGCTAGCCCGTGTATATCAGCGTCAAGAAGATGCACAGTTGTCCCAGATGTACATGAACTCATTTGAAGAGGGTGTTGGTCTTGCTCGTCGTGACTTGATGAAGGCATCAAGTGCACAGCCGGTTATTATGTCTGGTGGTCGTCAGTATCCAACTATGCGTCGCTGGTTGCAGACGCTTGGAGCGACTCTTGGACAATGAGCAATGTATCCGTTGAACGCTACGACGACTTCACAGGTGGTCTGAACCTTAGGGCAGACCAATTCCAGTTGGCTCGCAATGAGTCACCTGACATGTTGAATGTTGAAATTGACCCACGTGGTGGTTTGTTTACCCGTGGTGCCATGCGTGAGATTAACTCGACGGCTATTTCTGGAACATGGAATCCACATCGTCTGCATGCTTTTTATGGCGCATCACCTAGAGTGATGCTTGCCACGAATACTGGTGTATGGCATTCAAGTGGAACCAACTTTACACAGTTGCAATATTCTTCTGGTAATAATGTTGTTGCAAACAATACACATGGTGCATCGTTTGCCAACTGGGGTAAAGACCTTTATATTGCAACTGGCACATCTGGGACTGCCACATACACTTGGGAAACCGGTAGTACTTATGCTACTGCAGTTCCAACTATTGCAACTGCTGGTAACTTTAATGATAACTACAACTCACCATCACGCAATCACTTTCCGCAGGCTGAACACATTGCTGTGCATGCAAACAAAATGTTTGCAGCAGGTGTAAACACCGCTGGAACCACTTATGTGAATAGACTTCACTGGTCTCATGAGGCTGAGCCAGAAGACTGGGCTACTGAAGACTATATTGATTTCCTCGGTGGTGGAGATGGAATCAAGGCACTTGCTGTATATGCAGGTCAGTTGATTGTTTTCAAACCAAACTCAATTTACATTGTTTACGGCTACGAAACGGCAGACTTTGCTGTTGTTGAACTCACAGCACGGCTTGGTGTTGACTCGCCAAACAAGGTTGCTGTTGCAGAAAATGGCATTTACTTTTACTCACACCCAAATGGTTTGTTCTTTTATAATGGTTCCAGCATTGTTGATTTGTCTGACAACTTTAACTCTATTTACCCAAATAATTACGTGAACGATGCTGCTACATCAACCATTTCTGTGTCTTATGTCAACCGTCGTGTTTGGTTGTCTTTGCCTTACTCAAAGACAACAACTGTTTCAAACGCAACTGTTAACTTGATTTTTGACCCAAGCATTGGTCAGCGTGGTGCATACACATTGGTTTCAACTGCTGATAATTACGGTGTTATCGGTGGAACAGACTTCACATCTTCTAGTGGAACAACATACGGTCTTGTTATTCACCCAAACATTCCACGAGTTCTAAGGGTTGATGCCTTTGAGGCTGAAACCGATTTGTTGGCAACTGTTGAAACAAATTTTACTTCTTATTATAGAACTGGTTGGGTTGATGGTCGTTCTTACTCAATGAAGAAAATGTGGCGTAGACCAGACATTGTTATCAAACAGTCAGACACCGCTCGCACAGTCAATGTCAAAGTGTTTCACAACTTTGAAGAGGCTAGTGGTAACGAACGTAAGACGTTTGATATTTCTATTGATGCATCTGCAACCGGAATGTTGTGGGGTGAAGGTCGTTGGGGTTCTGGAAGATGGGGTGTACAGGCCGAAGGTGCACAGGTTGTGCGTGGCTCAAACCTTGGACTAGCACGTTCTGTGCAGTTGCTCTTTACTGGACCAACTGGTCTGTCATGGGGTATTGACAGTATCTCATACAAGTTTAATTCACGAAAGGTAACAGGATAATGGCAATTACAATTCCACACTCGTTTGTTAGCGGAACTATTGCTGAAGCATCAGAAATGAATGCCAACATGACGGCTATATCGTTGTATGTCAACGGTTTGTCAGATGGAACAAACATTGATTCTTCGGTTATTACAAACGCAAAACTTGCAACTAACGCTGTATCAACTCTCAAGATTGCAGATGGTGCTGTAACTTACGCAAAGTTAGACAGCACAGATGTTCCAAACACTTTGGCTGCAAATGACCAGATTGTGCTAGCAAGTCAGGTATTTGGATAATGGATTCTTTTTCAATTCCAGCATTGACAGCACTCAAATCAACGGATGCGACAGCAATCCGTCAGATTGCGTCGTCTTTGATTATGGAAATTGACAAGTTGAATAAAAGGATAGATGACATGGAAGCCAATCGAAAGAAGGCTCAGGAAGACAGAAAGGCAGTAAAACAATATGGCGTTTGACCCAAGCATTTATGAAGCACGCAGACGTGCCTTGGAGCAACAGTATGCGCCGCAAGCCGCTATGGCTAGGTATTCACGTGAAGGTGCTGTTCAAAGCGCTGGAAGAAATTTCCGTGACCTTGCACAGTCTTACGACAAACAACTACAGCCATATCAAGCAACGTTTGGGAAGCGTGGAGTGTCTTCACCAAATATTCGTTCTGGAATATACAAAAAGGGATTGATGGAGTTTGCTAAGCAAAGAATGCAGTCTGAGTCAGATTTGCAACAATCAATGTTGCGAGAGTTGGGCCAGTATGACTTGCAGGAAAAACAAGCACTTGATGCAATCAGGGGTGGCAATTTAGATTTAGAAGCAGAGAAACTGCGACAGATTGCGGAAGATGCGCAAATTGTTATGGCTAGAAGGGCAGGATTCTAATGACCGTTTATAGCGGAAGAGGACCAATGAATAATCAGGGCATTGGCGAGATGACTGGTGAAGATTTTACTAATTGGTTAGAACAACAAAATGGTTTATTTCAATTAGATAATCCATTGAGTTCCGTTTCCGGAACTGGTTCTGGGACTGGAACTAAGGCTTCAGATATTTTGAATAGACTTAAGTTTCAATATCAAGTACGAAAAGAAACTGGAGCAGCAAATAAGGCTGCAGAAAATCTTGCTGCACAAAATGCAGCATTAACCAATCTCTATAAATCTGGTGCTTATGGTGATTCTTCAAGAAACTACATTTCGGCTCTTGATAAAATGCAGGGAACATCAGAACAGGGAATCAATGAGCAACTTGCACGAAGCCTTGCTTCTCTAAATGAGGGGTATGCTCAGGCTCAAGGTTTTACCGATACCGGATACCAGAACTTAGTGAAAGCGTTGTCGGGTTATCAGAACCCTTATGCTGGTATGCAGGCACCTCAGGCTGTGCCAGTCAGAAATGCTCTTGAAGGTTTGCTAACCGCCAATAATGCAAATATTGGCGATTACCAGAACATGTTGAATGCAGAACTTCAGGCTGGTCAATCCAACCAACAAGACTTGTTATCAGCACTAGCACAGATTTCTGCAAGTGGTCAGCAGTCACGTTCTGCTGAGGCAGAACTTGCTAATCAGTTTGCTCAAGCAAATCTTGGTGCAAATCGTGCTAACTATCAGGGTCAGTTGCAGTCAAATGCTAGTCAGGCTCTTGTTGACTTGGCTAACCAGATTGCCCAGAAGAAGGCTGAGGCTGAGGCTCAGGCTGAACAGCAGAAGTTTGCTCTTGCCCAACTACTAGCACAGGCTGGTATTGATGTTACGAAACTAAATCCACCGCCACCTCCAGCAGAGGACTTTTCAAATATTGACCTTTCAGGTTTGAATTTGGACTTTGGCGGTATGGGTTCAGTGTTTTAAGTAACGAAGTCCGCATAGAGTATGGCTGGAGAAGTAGACCCTAATCAGGACAACAACCAACTCCTAGCGCTGATTAGGCGCTTGCGTGCTGGTGGTATGTCCCAAGACGAGGTGATGAAGTTATTTGGCCCACAACTTGGCATAAATAACCAGCCAGACCAAGCACAACTGTTCCAGCAGTACCGACCTACTTGGTTACAGGTTGAGGGTATCCCTGACCCAATGGATATTAGAAAGTCCATTGCGAAGATGGTTGAAGATGGTGTTCCTGAGTGGCAAATCAAGCAGGACATTATTAACTCGATTGAGAGTGGTAATGCTCCAGCAAATATAACTTCAAAAGATTTGTTTGATTTGACTAGCACGTTGATTAGTGAAAAGCAGTCTCATACTACTGCATTGTCTCAACCAAGTAACCAGCCATATTGGCAGCAGATTGGTTTACGTGACCCTAATGCTCGTTTTACGCCACAGGATGTGTTCCCGTTTATTGGTGAGATGAGTAATGCCATTGAGGCTGCTAGACCTCGTTATGAAACTGGTGCTGTTGGTAGCGGTGCAAAACTCATGTCTGGTGGTGTTGATGAGAATGCTATGGATGCCCTTGGTCGCATGGGTGCACGTGGTGTTTCACAGGAAGCCGTATCTGGAAAGCCTGCAGGGTTTGCTGATGCTCAGAGCAACATGACTGTTGCTCAACGCAATTACAACACAGCAAAACAAATGTTGACAACTGCTACACCAGAGAATCGTGAGTCAGCAAAACAGGCATTGAAAGATGCAGAAAAAAACCTAAAAGCAATGAAGAGTATTTTTGACAAACTTAACAATGAGTTCAAGTCTGCTCAAAAGATAAAGGGTGAACAGCGTTCAGATGAAATGCGTGGTGCTACAAATATTCTTGAAAGTGCTGCCGGTCCAAAAGTTGGTCTTGATACAAGAAAAGAAAGACTCGATGCAGCCAAAGCCGCTTACGAAAAAGACCCACAGAATGATTTTAAGTACAATCAATATTTGAGTGCTCAAAAGGTTTACACAGATTTCTTGAATAAGAATCAATCAAAGATTCAGGAAGCACAAAGAATTGTTACACAGGGTGAAAACTACAAGACTGTTCCAGATATTGCTTCGCAAAAGTATGTTGGTCCTGCTGGTGGTGAATCCACAATGGCTCGTACATACGACCCATTTGCAATGCTTGCAAGAAAAGCACTTGAAGCAAAAGGTCAGAAAGCAATAGAGAAGGCTGGTTATACACCGTTCATGGTTGATTTAGCAAACTACCTACAAGGTCTAAACGTAACGAAGGGTAAGTAATGGCTGTTGACCCTAATCAACAATTCCTTGACCAACTGAAGAGTATTGCTGCGGCAAAACCTTTGCCGACAGCACCAATGGCTACAACGGCTAGCACAACATTGTCAAAGGCTCAGTTGGGTTTGAACGATTACCGTCTTAACTCAATTGCTAGTGCACCAACACTTAGGAATAGAATCCAAGAGATTGCTGCTGGTAAGCCACAGTTAAATACTGCACAAAAGATTTTCAGCAATCCAATTGTTGGAAATGTATTGAAGCCTTTGATTGTTTTGGATACTGGTCGTCGTGCAGCAATTTCTGGTATACGTGAACTTGCAGATGCAATGGACAGCAACCCAGAGACTCGTGCAAGGTTTGGAGACTTTATTCAGCAGGCTAAAGACCCTGCTTATGGGTTTGGTACAGCGTTTCCAATTAGTGGTTGGAAGGGAAGAATCATTGGTCTTGTTGGAGACATTGCTTTAGACCCACTTACATATCTTTCACTTGGTACAAACGTTCCGGGTAAACTTGCAATTGAAGGTGCTGAACAATTAACCAAACAGGCTACTCGTCAGTTGGTTTCTGGTGGTGCTTCACGTATTGCTGGTCGTTCATCACGGGAGGCTCTTGCAAGATTCGTTGAGAAACGAATGCTTGCATCAAACCTTGTAGAAGGTGGAATCAAATACACAGACCAAGAGATTGCTCGCACAATTGGTGATGTTGCGGCAAGGGGTGTTCGTGCTGTTCCACAGCAGATTGCGATGGAGACTGGTCTTCGTTCAGCGAAGCCTGCTTTCTATTTGTTTGGTGGTCAGGTAAAGATTGCTGGCTCTGGACCAATTGCTGACTTGGTTGAGCGTGGAATCATTAAATCTCGAATGGGATTTGTCAATACACGTATTGGTGGAAAGATTCAAGAAGCCTTTACACCGATGGGTATTGATGCTGTTGGACAGATTGACCCAAAGATTATTAGGCAGTCACGTATTGATTTGGCACGTGGTAAAGCAGTTGACTCACGTCGTTCATTGCAACTGCTTGCAGGTGAAGAGGAACGTCGTATTGGTTTTAACATAGCACTTGATATTGCTAACAGAAAACTAGAACCATTGTTCAAAAATCCAGAGATGGAAAACTTTGGCAAGACTGTTCATGAGTTACTTGAAATGCCGAGTCCTGAACGTTTGAATGGTGCACCTGCTGCTGAAAGAAAACTGGCTGATGAAATTAGACAGACAATCCTTGGGTTGCAGATATTTTGAAGTTTATGTCTATTGACATTACAGACCCTGCTGGTTCATTTAGGTCACGTAATATTCGTGCTGGAATGAAAGACTTCTTTGGGGTAACTTTAACAAAAGAAGATTTGACAGTTGCAAAACTAAATGCAATTGCTAAAAAGAAATTAGGCTTTGACCTATTTGAAACAGATGCAAAGAGAGTTCTTGCAAAGTATGGAACCCATTATTCAGAGCAAATGGGTTCTGCTGCATTTATGCAACATCTTTTGCGTAATCCAGATTTGATGGATTACATCAAGACTGAAATCTCGTATGACCCAGATGTTATGGCAAAGTTTGTATCAACGGTCTCTGACCGTCTCAACGCTGTGCAAGCCTCAGATGCAGAGATTAGTGAACTCCTTGACACAACACTTGAAAACATTGATTTGATACTTGCACAAGCCACAGAGGCTGGTGCAAAAGAGTTAGATACTGTTTCAAAGAATCTTGTTACAGATGACATTCTTGCAGCAAATGAACAGAGAGTTATGCAAGCGCACAATCAACTTGTTGCAGCACTTGGCAAGGCTTATGAAGCACGTTATTTGGCTTATGGTGAACTCGGCATGGCACAAGATGTGGTTGCACAGATTGAAGGAAAGTTTCAGGCAATTAGCGAACGATTGAATGCTCTTCCGGGTGATTTACTTGAGTCATTCAATAGTGGAAAAATAAATGAGATTTCACGACCTTATGTTGATGGTTTGACTACTGGACTAAAGCCTGTTGACAGACTTAACGCATTGACTGGTATTGACAGGATTGAAAGAATCAATCAGGTCAAGAAAGAAGTTGAGTTCCTCAGAAGGGAACTCAGAACTATTGCTGAGTCGTACAGCGTTGCCAAAGCATTTGGCAACGACATTGGTGACTTCTATAACGCATTGGATGATGCAATTACTGGACAGGCTGGTGTTGACTTTCCTGAACGAGTTCTTGATTCGTTTGACATTTCAGCAGGTTTGCGTCGTGCCATCAAAGAGAAGATGGAAGCACTCCCAATGTCAAAGAGCAGGAAGGGTGGACAACCAAGTTTCTATCTTGGTAAGACAGTTGGTGAGTGGTGGGGCACTAAGGCTGCTGCACTAAATCCAGAGGCTCAAGCATTACAACAACTTCTTGACCCAAGCAACGTAATCAAGAAGAGTGCACTTGAGAGACTTACTCTTGAAGAAGTTAGGAATCGTTTGATTCGTTCAACGACAACCGGTGACAATCTTCTTGAAATGCAAGAAGCAGTCACATGGTTAATCTTGCGTGACTTGAGGGCTAATCCAGAACTTGCCAAAGATTTGATTGCTGGCAATGTAGACAATGCGATTGTTCGACGACTTAGTGGACTTCGTTCTTTGAACGAAGAAGTTGGTCGAATGAATGACGTATTGCAAAGAATTGCTGTTGGTTTGTCTGATGACGAAATTGTTGTTGTTGATGATTTGGTTACTGAATTAAGTGAAGTAAGAGCAAAACTTAACGAGAACATAATTGAACGTGCAAACATGGCTGGTGCTGATGTTATGTCAACACTTCAACTTGAGATGGTTCAGTCAAACTTTGAACTTGCATGGCTTGGTAAAACTGGGCAAATGTCTCAGCGAGACATTGATGAGTTTGTATTGGAATTGACTGCTGCTGGTGAAGCCGACATTGCAAGACTCTTGGATGAACAGTATTCAACTGGTGCAACATATGAGCAGTTCCAAGAGACAATCAATCAACTTACGCAATGGAGACAAAACAATGCACGTGGATTGGGTTCTGTTGAACGTGCATATGATGTTCAGAAGTATGACAGTTTGGGTAAAGAGATTGTTAGTTTGGAAGGACAAGTAAAAGAACTGCAGGACAAGATAAAGACTGCCGGTATGAGGCTTTCTGGTAATGAAAGAACTGCATACAACAAACTGCAAAGGTATGGAACTTATCAAGAACTGACACGTGACTATTCAGACCGTGCATTGTCTTACTATCTCATATCGGAAACAAACATGCACTTCAAGAGGCTTGCATCTGCGATGGCGCCTCTTGGAACAATTGTTGATGCTGGTGTTTGGCAACGTGTGTTCCACGAGGTTGCTCGTCAGCAGGTGGCTGGTGCAAAGCAGTTCTCTCGTGAGTTTGGTGGAGTAGTAGAACTTCTTCGTGAAGTTCAAACAGTTGTGCAAGCAGGAACTGCTGGAGAACAATGGGCAATACTCCGTGAGCAAATGGTTAAGTTGCTCAACTCTGAAAATGGAGATGCAGTACGCAGGTTTTTCCCAGACTTTGATTTGATTCTGAACCGTAGTGGTATGAAAGAAATTTCACGACTTCATGCCCAGAACCCACGAAGCCAAGAGATTATTGGTCGTATGCAGGAGATGCTTGGCATCGTTGACACTACGGCACAGACTGGTACACGTAGTGGTCGTGCCGCTATGGAGACTGGTAGAACTGCTGGACCAAGGGCTAGCACAGGTGCTGTTGTTGAAACGATTGATGCGACAAGAGATGCGATGGGTGCTATGCGTGTTCAGCGTGTTGCATCAACAGAAGAGCAGTTGGCAAAGATTGCTTCTAGGTCACAGAACCTTTCTGCAGATAAACTTTACAATCAAATAAGAAAGATTCTTGACGATGAAACATCACCAGTTGCTGATGCTCTTGCAAGAACTGAACAGGGTGAGGTAATTGGAAGAATTACCAACAGGTTTGAAAACGAGTTGCCATACTCCGTTAAAGATAGACCGGGTTTTGAAGATAGACCAACGATGATGATTCGTCCTGAGATAACTGGCAACTTTGTTGAGACACTTACTCCAGCAGAAAAGTTTGGTAGAGAACTTGAGATGTTGAAGAAAGAATGGGATGAGATTACCGACCGACTCAAGAAAGAACGTGCCGCTTCAAAGGAAGCAGCACAAAAGGCTGGTATTGAATTTGGTGTAAAGACCGCATCACGAACCGTTAGGGGTCGTGTTGGCGGTGGATTGTCGTATGGTTTTGCTGGATTGTTCTCTGATGCAATCAAACCATCTTCGTCTCGCACAAAGGTTCGAATCTTCTTTGGTGAGTTGCTTGGTGGTACGTTTGAGTACAACGCTGTAGCAGACCCAATGAAGTTTGACATTGCAACAATTGGTCGTGAAATCCGACAGGCTGCAAGAATCAAGGAAGTTCCATTTGAGGGTTCTTATGCTGGTAAGACTCTTGCTTCAAGTCAACAGAGAATTAGTACTCTTCTTAACTTAATTGACCCAGAAATTGATACAGCAAAAATTATTGGTGCAGAGATTGTTCCGGGTCTTGAACGCTCAGCGGGCAAGGGTGGAGCAGGTGTGTGGGGTCCGCTTGCTTATGCAGACCAAGCAGAACAACTTGCCAAAGAGTTGCGTGCTTCAATAGCACAAGATGCTGAGTTGTGGCAGGCAGCAAAAATGGCTGATGTAAGTGCTCAGGCTGTGCGAGACGGAACGATGACGCTTGAGCAGATGCAGGCTGTTGCAGAGAACTTGCGAATAATGTATGAGTTGGAGCCAACTGTAACCACGTGGCAGAACGCTGGTAAACGTGGTATTGCTTTGATGTATGCAGATGCTGACCCGTCAATCTGGGCTAAGTTCCCAGAAGATGTAAGGCAAATGATTCGTGACTACAGAAACCTGAAGGCTACTGTTGCACGTTTGGAAGCAAATCCTTTGCTTCCAGTTGCTCAGAAGCGTCAACAGTTCTTTAAGATTGCTCAGAAACTTTCTGGTAGCGACTTGCACATGTTGCAAAATCAGGCTGGTGAATTTGTACTAGACCCGTTCTCTCGTCCTAAGGATTTTATTTGGAACGAAGCACGACCGGGTGCTGTTGATAATGCTGGTAATCCAATTGCATCAAACATTGACACAAACTTGCTTGACAGACATTTTCAGTCAATGGGCAACTCAACTGTCACGTTGTCACCGACTGGTGAAGCAATAATTACAGGTGGTGGTGTTTCACGTGCGCCTAGAGGATTGCAACACGAAGTTTACCAAATGGATGTTGTTAACTTCAAAGAAGCATTAGATGCAAGCAACCGTGGTACTGGCTCATTTATTTTTATAGATGAAAGTGGAAACACAATTCAACTTCAAGATGCAATTGAGAAGTACTCAAGAGGTGAAGCGTTTACTACACTGAAGCCAATTCAGAGTGGAACTATTGTTTCGGAAGGAATTGGTTCAAAGGATTCAATTGCATTACAGAATGCTCTTGTTCGTTCTGGTAGTTCATATGACCCCGGCAAAACTTGGATTAGAGTTCCAGATGAAAAGGCTGTATCAGAAGCAGCGTCGTATGGTACTGGCGGAATTGTGCAAGAAGCCAAACCAGAAATGTTTATCAGGTTGCCTTGGGGTAATAACATTCCGGGTTATGGGCCGAGTCAGTTTGCGTTCACGCACAACGGTAGACCGTTGTCGTTCACTGAGCAGGAATGGCATTCGTTGTTCTTGCCACCGCAGATAGCAGAAGAACAAACTATTCGTCAACTTGAAGAACAGATTGCAAAACTTGAAAAGTTGAAGCCTGTTGTTCCTCAGGGTAAGGCTCTTGTTAGGAAAGTTGATAAACAAAAAGTTGCCAAGATTGATGCACAGATTGAAGCAATCAACAAAAAAATTTCTGAGATATTTGAACGACCTGTTGATGTAAAGACAGTTCCTCAACTTCGAGCAGAAATAAAGAAACTTGAATTGAGATTACCTACAACTGCACGTAATTTGACTAAGGCTCAAAAAGAGGCGGGTATACAGATTGAAGCACAGATTGTTTCAAGACAGCGACAGATTGCAATTATTTCTGCACGTGCTAATGCCGAGTCAAAGTTTAATTCACTTATTGAACAGTTGACACCAGAACTTGGTAAGGCTCTTGGTTTGTCAGATGCTGCATCACAGAACCCATCAAAGATTGCTGACGCTTTGGTTCAGCGTTGGCAGATTGTTCATCGTGGCGAAGAGGTTGCTAAAGCACGCTCGCAGGTTGTGCGAGCACGTTTTGGTGCAAGCGAAGAGGGAAAGATTGTCAGCGAATTAGCCAAGGCTAAGGGTGAGGTTTCTGCTGCACAGTTTACTGAGTACTTTAAGAATACCAGAATGAAACTCGAGCAGGCTATTCAGTATCAGCAGGCTGCTGATGATGCATATCTTACTTATAGTGTCAACAAGAGAACAGAAGACACAATTCGTCGTGTTGAAAGTCTTCTTGGTGATGTACGACCAGTTGTTGGTGACAAAGTTCCAAATATTCCGTATGAGACTGCTACCGCTGAACGACGACTGGCACAAGCCCAGTCAACGGTTGAGCGAAATTCTCAGCGTCAGGCTCTAAAGGACCAAATTGCTCCTTTGCGTGAAACGAAACGTGGTCTTGAGGAACAATTGCAAACCGCTACGGTTGCTCAGTATTTGCGTGATGAAACTGGTCGTACTGTGTACACCCCAGACGGAAAGCCAAGATTCAAGAAGATGAGCCAGCAGGATGCTGAGAACATTATTTCTTTGCAGAACGATTTGGCTGCTGTTGATGAAAAGATTGCAGCAACTACTGCTGACTTGGAAAAGTTGAATGCACCTGCAACAGCAAATCAAGCAACTGAGGTTTCAGAAACAACTATTGCCGACTTGCCAACTCAACTTGATGACCTATCGTTCAACCTTCGCCATGCGAAGTTGCAACCAGTTATTCAATCCAATCCTCAACTCAAAGAAGCACTTGGTGCTATCAGAAGAGAGTTTGGCGAGAAGTCTCCACGCTACAGACAGTTTGAGGAGATGCTTTCTGTTCTTATGTTCGAGCGAGAGCAGTTTGATGCACTTCAACTTGCTCAAAAGAAACTTGCCGACATTGATGCTAAGGTCACTAAGAAAGTTCAGACTGCAGACGATGTGGTTGCTAGAAAGTCTGAGGCATGGAACAAGGCTCAGATTCTTTATGATGAAAATGCTGCACAAAGGTATTGGACTCTGCAGTACATTGACGCTGCTCAACAACGACTAGATAAGTTGAACGCTATCTCTACACGTGTTCGTGAGACTTTGATAAAGAAGAAAGTCAATCCAAAGGATATGACTTGGGTCAATGAAGTTGACATGATTACTGCAGAACTCACACCAGTACTTGCCGGCATGAAGAACATGAAGATGGAAAAGAACATGCAGGTCATCATGACACAGCGTGCAGAACAGTTGATTGAACATCAGACATTGCTTGCTGGTCTTTCAGATGCACAGAGAGACTTGGCTTATGCTCGTGGTCTTGAAGCAATGATTGGTCGTGGTGCAAGCAAGAATGAACTTGTGCTAGCCGCACGTAGAGGAAACGTACCAGCAGAAGTTTTGAGTGGTGTAAGAATTGATGAGATTCTCAAAGAGGGTTGGGTTCGCCTTGGTGGCCCATACCAGAATCTTCAGGTTACACCTGAGATTGCAGAGATATTCCAGAACGCACACAGACTAATTGAACCAGACTCTGTTCGTGCGTTGTCCAACTTCCTTGGCTCATACACCAAGTTCTTCAAGGCTTATGCAACTGCGTCACCCGGATTCCATGTTCGCAACGCAATATCAAACGGAATGATGTTGTTCTTTGGTGGTGGTCGTGGTGAGTTCTTGAAGGAAGGTCTTATTGTCTCACGCAAGTGGACAGAGGCTCAGGGTGCTAATAAGACTTGGGAACAGTTCTTGCAGGAACTTCCAGAGGCACAGCGTGTCCACGCAAACGTGGCACGCATGTCAACAGCAGCGTCTGGTGGTGGCGTGTACTCGGATGTGCTCAATGACATTCGCAACGGAGACCAATGGTGGAACTTGAAGATACTCAAGCAGAGTCAGAAGTTTGGTCAGTTTGCAGACGACCATGCACGATTCATCTTCGGGTATGACGCAAGCATGCAAGGCTTTGATGTTGGTATGGCTGCGGCTCGCACAAAGCGATTCTTCGTTGACTACCAAGACGTGTCAACTGTTGACAAGGCTTTGCGTCAGGTCATTCCGTTCTGGATGTGGACTTCACGCAACCTACCACTACACGTACAGAACATGTGGATGAACCCTAAGCCTTACGCAATCTACAACTCGATTGTCCGCAACCTGCGTGACGACAAAGAGGGCGATGTTGTTCCTAACTACTTCAAGGAACTTGGTGCATTCAAGTTGCCATTCGGCAAGGACTTGTATGCGAATCCAGACCTTGGGTTCAACAGAATTGGTGCAACTCTGAACGAGTTCTCTGACCCAGCACGACTCATGTCAAATGTGAACCCAGCGATACGAGTTCCAATTGAGTTGATGGGCAACAGGCAGTTGTATTCCAACAGACCATTCTCAACAACACCTGTGCAAGTAGAGGGCGGACTTGGTTCCGTGCTTCAGCCACTAGCACAAGCGTTGGGGATGGGAACAACGAATGCTAAGGGTGAGAAATTTATCAACGATAAATTCTTCTACGGTGTTCGTAGTGCAATCCCAACTGCGGGAACGATTGAACGACTTGTACCTTCAACTGAGGCGTATCAACAAAGAGGAACAAGCAATCAGTGGCTTGGGTACATTGGTGCTCCAGTGAAGCAGGTTACTCCGCAGATGAAAGCATCAGAACTAACACGCCTCAAGAAGTCTCTTGAAGCGTTCATGAACGAACAAAAAGCAATTGGAAACATTGAACAGGGGTAAATATGGCAAAGCGTAAGTACACAGGAAACAAAGACGGAGCAGCAAAGAGTCTTCGTCCGGGCATGAAAGTATTCATTGACGAAGTAATCAAGTTGAGCAATGGTGCGCTCTGGAATAACGGTGACTGGGGGGTTCGCCCGATGAGGGGCAAGGAGTCGCTCAGCGTCCACGCAACGGGGCGAGCAGTTGACTTGTCGTACCGACACATGCCACCAAAGAAGGGCATCAAGAACGGTCGTATGGAAGCACTACGTGTGCTAAAGATTATTGTCGCCAACGCTGATGCGTTAGGCGTTGAAGCAATTTTTGATTACCTAGTGAAGCCACACGGTAGGGCTTGGATGTGTGACCGTGATGCTTGGTTGAACTACAAGAAGGAAACTATTCATGGCGGTGGAAGTGGGGACTGGCTTCACTTTGAGATTTCTCCAGAAATGGCGGATAGCCCTGAGAAAGTGAAACAGGCATTTGCGAACTTGGTGATTCCTGAGGAGAGTCCTCAGAATCCTGAATCGTAACAGTTGGTTGATGTAGCGTTACCGTTTTGATGACCATTCCTACCGGAATGTGAATTGGCATACCAACTGTCTTCGGGTCATCAACCTCATCAGGGAAGTATGAGTTTACAACGGTTACATACCCAGCAAGTACATCTGGCACAAGCCAGCCAACAGTAACAACTGTTGCTTCTTTTGGTTCATACTTTTCTAAGTCTGTCCAACCGTTCTCACCATCAAAGGCATCACGCCAATGAATAACAACTAATGTCCACTCTGATTTAACGTCTTTAGTTTTCATATGGATTGATTCCTTCTTCGGATAGATGTACTTCTAATGTTTCAATTATGCCAGCCATAAAAGATGATATGCGCAACCAACTCATTGCGTCACCTTGTAAAGCGTTTCTCCAGTAGTTGCATAACTCGATTGCTGATTCATTGTCGGAAGAAAGAACAAGTGTGACTCCACCTTCCATGTTCTTTTCAATTTTTTTGGCGTTTGTGTTCATGGATTCA